AAATGCAACATATAAAGGAGATTGGAATAATACAAAAAGTTATGTATTAGGAGATGCTGTATGTTTTGGTAGAGATGGTATTAAAGGTGGAATAACTTATATCTCACTAACATCTAATGTAGGAAAGTCTCCTGCTACAAGTCCAACTGATTGGCAAATTTACACACAGCTATATGTTGGTACTGATGATCCCCCTTTGGGTGCTGGAATAGGTATGCACTTTATAAAGGTTATTGACTAGGTGCGAATATGGAAGCTTATGAAATGCAAAAACAGATATTTGATTCTATACAGACTGCTATAGATTCAAGTATTAGTAAAATTAATACAACAAATAGTACTATTGGCTTGGTGTCAGAAGACCCTGATGGTTTTATCTGCAACGTGAAAATTAATAGTGAAATTGTTGAATGCTCTTTGCCTGAACACCTCCATTCATGGATTCAAAAAGATGATATAGTTATTGTACAAGATTTATACAATAATAGCCAGAAAAGAGTTGTGACTGGGAAAACTGGGCAAATTAATAAAAGCCCATCTCTAGTTTTCGAAGATGCTTCTGACATGAAATTAAAAAGTGGTGTTGATGGTATGTTTGACAAATTAGAAGATGAAAAAGTGACGAGTGGAATAGTTGAATAAGAAGAAAGAAATTGGTATAAAATGGCAATAAAGAATGCTCAGTATCAAATAAAAGATGGGCAAGGGTTTAGTATATATCATTATGAAACTAACTCTGGTCAGTCTGTAGTATTAGATGCAAATAAGAATGTCCTTGGAACTTTAGATGAATTTATGTTCAAGGGAAAAGTAGTAAATACTGGTACTATTAAAGATTTAAAAGTTAGTGGTCTGTATAAAATAAAGGGTTTGAGTGGCATACCAACTGGTGTGGCAATAGATAAAACTTCCATTTTATGGGTTTCAGCAGTAGGTAAGACAAATTTACCAGATTTTATTAATTATCAATTAATTTCACAAAATGGAGATATATTTAATAAAACTGTTGTGGGAAGCGTTGAAAGTTCATGGAGCTCTGGTGGGACTAGATTAGAAAATTCTATTAACACATTAATTTCTAATTTTGGGGAGCTTTCTGCTCTTAATACTAAAGCAAAAGGTAGTTTTGTTAATGCCATAAATGAAGTTAACACCAAAGTAGATACTACTCAAACAAACTTAACATCTTTAAAAACATCTTATGACGATCATAACCATGATTCCAGATATATTAAAAAATCTGGCGATACTATTGAGGGCAATATTACACTTCCCCCTACAAAAGGTTTTTACGCTAAATTGACAGACGGAAGTAGTAGAAATATGATTGGTACGTTATCTAATGGGGATATTCAATTAGGTAATAAGTTATCAGTGTTAAATTTATATTCGACAAACGATCTATTACATAATGGAAAAAAAGTTTGGACGGAAGTAAATGATGGTACTGGTTCTGGTCTGGATGCTGATCTATTAGACGGACTGCAAGGAATAGATTATGCTAAAGCAACCACATCTAATACTTTTAAAGAAACCAATACTTTTTCTAAAGATATAAATGTCAATGGAAAAATAAATATTGGGAAATACAATGTAAATTATTCTGAAGATGGGATTTCTTTCAATTTAGGCAGTAATAAATCTGTAACAATAACAAATGACTTGCGTATGAATATAGACCATCTCTTTATGGATTCTACAAAAGGTCTCGAAAAAGGTATTCACTGGTTAAGTGGTGGAGATGAATTTGCATTATTAACAAATAGTAGTTCAGCCGCTGGTGAGTTGTGGATGTGGCACAATACTAATAAGGGTGTTAGTGAAAGATCTTTTGGAATTAGAAAAGATAGTTCAGTTGCTTTTGATAAATATATTGCAATCAGTGGTAGAAACCTGTACATGCAAGGTTCACAGCCTAGTGGTTCAATACCAGATGGTTCTATTTGGATATTGTGAGGTTGAAAAATTGGGAAATATAAAACGCTATTCAGGTGGTAGATGGGTTGATTTTAACGATATTCGAAAACAAACGAATGGGAACTTAAATTCAAAAGCTGTAGTTAGAAGAATGACTGGTGGGCAATGGCAGGTTATTAGCGAAGAAAGAAGAGTTGACGTATGGAATGCAACTTGGAGCGATTCTTATTCGCAAGATAATAATATAGAGCCAGATTATAAAGTTGAGTCTAGAGGTAGAATGTACCAAGGCAGATATGGAAATCCAGATAGTTATTGGTATGGAAATCCTTGGGGAAGACAGCGAAGTCTTATGGGGTTTTCAGATTCTATCCAAGGAGCACTTAGTGGAGCTAAAATAGAAAAAGTAGAGCTATATTTGCATATTGGATGGGCATGGTATTGGGCTGGAGCAGTTGCTACTATTGGGGTTCATAATTTTACATCAAAACCAAGCAGATTCAATCATGTGAGATATGGAATAAAAGAAGTACGATATAGCTCCAGAGAGCAAGGCATGTGGATTACATTAGATAATTCAGTTGGATCATGGTTCGCCGATGGAAGCGTTAGAGGCTTTACTTTATTAAAAGAAAGCGATGACCCCTTATACTATGGTCATTGGTATGGAACGGATGGAGGTGGTGAAAAATGTCCTAAGCTAAGAGTAACTTATTATAAATAAAAAATAATAAGGGGTTCTTTATCTAAAAAAGATAGGTAGAGAAAATGAAAATAAAAAATATAATTATTTTAAAATGGGATAGTCTGGTGTTATCTTTGGCATCTATTGCATATGGAGTAACATTATACATTCATAATAGCATATTACAGACCTATAAAGTTTATGATTTGATCGATGAAATATTTGATAATCATGCAATAAGCTTAGTATTCATATTTTTTGGGTTAATGAAACTCATCGGGATGTTTATTAACCATAAAAAAATGAAGAGGATTGCTCTAATAGGATTATCTACAATTTGGTCTGTGTTCTCTGTGTCTTTTATTATGACACCACCACCAAATACAGTTTGGATATTCTCTCTAGCCATGGCTGCATTAGCTTTTGGCATTGCGTTAAGGGAGAATTGAATATTGAAACTTGAAGCTATCCACGTAACATTATTGGTAGGTATACTTGCCCCAATGCTAACCTACTTTGCTACAAAGCATAAAAACAATCTTGATTTTGATAAAGAGATGCAAAAAACAAATGTTGAAAATGCAAGTACTCTTTATGATCAGTATGCTAAGATGAATCAAGCATTGCAAGATAGAGTAGATAAGTTGCAAGATCAATGTGAAACCCTACAAGATAAGTATGAAAACTTACAAGAAAAGTACGAAAATTTTCAAGATAAATATGAGCAAGAAACTAATTTTTACAAATCTGAAATAGAGAGATTAGAAACACAGATTGATGTACTTGAAACAGAGAACCAAAAATTAGCAGATGTTAATCATGATTTACAAGAAAAATTAGACAAGATTATAGGAGAAGTATAAATGCAAGCATTACAAGAAGCGTTAATTAATTTATTAGTTGTTGTTATTGGTGTTGTTGCCAGTTTCTTGGGGCAACAAGGTGTACAATTTTTAAAAAAGAATGGTGTTCTTAAAGAGATTGAAAGTAAGAAAGCATATGCAAAGATTGTAGTTAATGCCATTCAACAAACTTATAAAGAAGCAGATGGAGATGAAAAATTATCTGAGGCAAAAAATCAGTTAATTAAAATGTTTAATGATAATGGAATTACTTTTTCATCAGAAGAATTAGATTCTCTAATTGAAGCTGCTGTAAGAGGAGCTAAAGAAGGAGTGTCTACTGTTAAATAGTTAGCTATTACAGTTATTATGTATAAACAATTAATTATGCCTTTAATCGCAACACAAGCAATAGCAAGTTATTGCTTGATGTACACAGATGATGCTATCAATGTCCCTCAGGTTTCTCGTACTCAAAACGCTCAAATCGCACATGATCAAGCAAAAGAAAAGAATTGGGTACATGAAAATCAAGACTATCCACGAAATGTTTGGTTTGTCATGTTTTGGTCGATTGATAACGGAGATTATCAAGGACAAGGACATGTTGCACTAGCTTATGTAGATGATGGTAACAACTTACAAATTCATGATTCAGAGGTTCATCGAGGGGCTAGAGAAGCATACACAAATTTAGATGAGTTTTACAATTGGTTTGGGAGTGTCGGCACTAGGATGACATTTCTTGGTTGGAGTGAAGGCGTTGATAATGTTAAAATTATTGATGAGATTAAAACTGAGAATATCATATCAGAAGTGCCAACAGTAAAAAATGTTGAAAAAATACATAGAGACAAAGTTAAATGGGGTAGCAATGAACCGTTAACTAGTATAATATATCAAGATAAAAACAATATATTAAAAGTAAAATAAATATGTTGACAATAATATATATGTTTGATATAATTAAATATAGTCAAAGGAGGACTACTTCACATGAAGAAAATTAAATTACCATTGGTTATTGCCATCAGCGCAATTTTATTAGGATCAGCAGGTGTTGCTGGTTATGCAGCTAGTACGATTTTTTGGGGAGGTGAAACAAACATGACCTTCATCAATGAATCTTTGCATACTTTAGCAAATCGTGTTAAGGCAAAAAATGATGAAATTTCTACTTTAAAATCTAACGCAAATACGGACAAATCAGATTTAGAAAATTTAAAAACTCAATTAGCTAATAAGCAAAAAGATTTAGAGGATAAACAAGCTGAGTTAAATCGTAAAGTTACAGAGATGACAGCAGATAAAGATCGAGAAATTAAACAAAAACTTTCTGAAATTCAACAAAAGATTGATGAAGGTGAGCAAAAAGTTGCAGCGAAACAAACTCAGCTTGATGAAGCTAATGGAAAATTAGATAAAGCAAATGATGAACTTAATAAAATTAAGAATCAATATTCTGAATTAAAAACTAAATACGAAAATGAAGTATCTAGTGGCAAAAATAAAGATAATGAGATTCAAAGTTATAAAGACCAGTTAGCTAAGGCAAGGCAAGATGCTCAATCTGTCAAAGATGTTGCAGAACAATTAGTTCGTGATAATAAATAAACTAAATCCACCACCTAAATGGTGGGTTTTTTAGGAGATAACATGGAAAAAATAGTAAAACAAGAATTTGAAATAAATGCTCAAGAGAAATCTAGAACCAGATTAGATATTAAATTATTTTCACAAGATGTAAATACAGCAATATTTAATATGTCTTTTACACAAGATGGAGAACCTGTTGTATTAGATGACAGTTACAAATTACCAGTTTTATTTTTGTTTAGAAAAAATGGAAGAAAAGTAATGGTTGATGCCGTTATTAAAAATGGTATTGCCACTGTTGTTTTTGATAATAGATGGATTACAGAGTGGGATATTGTAGATGCTTATACATATCTAAACAAAGATAATCAAACCATAGATGCCAATGCTTTTAGTTTTAAAGTAGAATTATCAGCAGTAGATCAATTTATAACTGATATTAAAACTTATTACATAGAGGATATAGAAGACATTAAAAAAGAATATACTGGGCTTTTAGACATG